AAGGGTGTTGTATGGACTCAAGCAGAAGCTGACGAGCGCTATATAAAAGATATGGCAGTATTTAAGGCGGGCGTTCAAAAGCTTGTTACAGTTCCAGTCAATAAAAATCAGCTAGAAGCACTTACTAGCTTTGCATATAACCTAGGCATTGGCGCGCTAAAGGGATCTACTCTGCTAAAGTTTCTGAATGATGGCAACTATCAAGCAGCCGCTAATCAGTTTTTAAGATGGGACAAGGCCAATGGTAAAGTTTTAGCCGGTTTAGCGCGTCGTCGCGCTGCTGAGCGTAATCTATTCTTAAAGGCCGTTTAATATGTCATCAGTCGCAAATTGGGCCAACACCGGCAAAGCAACTATCTGGCGCTGCACTGGAACAGATGACTGGACTCACGTAAAAACATTTGCGCAGCCGGTTATTATTGCCGTGAGCTATGCCGTAAAAAACGAACGCATGACAATGGCTAATGGTCAGGAATTTGTGTCTACTATGAAGTTCTGGACTGAGTATAGTTTGGCTGGGCAGGGCGACTATTTAGCTGTGGGTGAATTTACTTCTATTTACAATCCGTTACTTGTTGATTCTTCAGAAATTAAAGCAGTATTGCGCGACCAAGATGTATTTGAGAATATCGCAGACGATTACACACTGGTTACGTGATGGCTAACAATAAGTTCACAGTTAGAAACAATATCGGCAGCTTCGTTACTAGGCAAGAAAGAAAAATGCTTGGAACCATGCATAAGATACTTATACTTGGTGGAAGTCATGCGGCGTTACTAACTCCAATCGGTGATACGTCTAACTTGATTAATTCTGTATATCGTGAAGTTGAAAATACAGGATCATCTGTTGTTGGTAGGCTTGGCTACACTGCAAACTATGCAAAATACGTTCACGATCCAAACATAAAACAAAAGTTTATACGTGCTACTGCAAAGAAAGAATTTCTAAGGCTTGGTTTTGAAGAAGCTAAGCCACTTATTGATGCGATTGTTGAGAAGGATCTTGCGGTATGACACCATCAGAAGACCTCAAAAATTATCTTGAATCCACCGGACTATCCACTGGGTTTCGTGTGCAATTCGGCATGTATGAAGCAGACAAGGCTACTGATAAATATCTGGTCATTCGGCCGCAAAACGGTGGTAATGCAGAGTTAATTCGCTATCCGTATCACAGCATTATTCTAGCAGGTGAAGTAAATTCGTCAAGATTTGCTTTACTTAGTAAAGCTAATGCTATAATAGAAGCTATGCGTTCAAACAACCATAGTTCTGGACGGATATTTAACATGCAGTCGAGCGAGCCAGTATTTTTCCAGACGGATGACATGCGGCCCGTATTTGAACTGTCAATTGATATGCTTTACAGCTAAAAGGAATTAAATATGACAGCAATGGTAGGGCGCGATACGCAAATCGAATTCGCAATTGCCCCTGAAACAGCACTGGTTAATAGTTTGGTGTGGAAGTCTTTAGGAATGGCTCGTTCTAAGTCGCTATCCGACAAATGGGAAACAGTAGATACAACAGCAGATAAAAGTCCTGACTTTACAAAAACAAGTTTAGTGACTTTTAAATCTGTGTCGTTTTCTGCTGACGGGGTAACATATACAGAAGACGCATATAATCAGGATGAATTTTCTTCAAATGTTTGTACCGTTCCAGCGATTAAAGCAAACGCCGCTAAGGTTTGGCTGCGTATTTCTAATGCAAACAAAGTACGCACTGGCCCATTTATCGTTACTGAATGGTCTGAAGAAATGCCTTATGATGGCGCTTGCACATGGTCTATCAGTGCAGAATCTAATGGTCAAGTTACCGTACAATTACTATAAGGAATAATTATGGCCGCTATTACAGCTATTTCAGCAAATAATTTAACCGATTTTATTGATGCACCAGAAACAACACTGACTGCATCGGATACAATCATTTTTAACAGCACGAAAGTGCAAATCTTGCTAGTAACCAACACAACGGCGGCCGCATTATCACTAAAGATTGATGGTGATGCTGGTACTACCGTTTTTGTCTCTGGTATTGGCACTATAGACGTGTCAGTCGGTAAAACCATCGTAGTTCCAGCAACAACGGGTAGCAAATTGATTACCCTATCTACTATTTCAGCATATCTACAAGGCGTAGTCATACTTAGCGGCGCGGTAGGGGCTAAAGTTCGGTTGATTGAGTTGTAAAAATAAAACCCCTCTTTTTAAAGAGGGGTTTTTGTTAATTAATCAAAGAATTCCAAGCCGCAGACGCGCACTTAATCTGATATTTGCAGTCATCAATTGCATTATGTCGAATTCCTTGAAAAATTTCATCTCTAAAGTCATGGCCTGTTTTGTGCTTTGCAATATATTGCAATGTTCGATAGTCCATATCTTCATTGTATTTAATTGGGTCATCAAGCCCGCATGCTTTATATGCGCTTAACAGCCATACGTTATCGCAACGAATTCCATTTCCCCATAAAAATACTTTGCCTCTACAGTCTCGTCTAACTTTCTGTACATACTCGGTAAAAAGCTCAAGCGCATACCTTAGATCGTAAGTAATTTCTGATCCAAAAACAGCATCTTTTGCTGCTTGTGACTGCTGTGCCCACCAAGCAATGGTGGATTGATCTACGGTAAGGCCGTATTGATTGTAATCACGATGCTCAATATGAACATTAAATTCTGACTTTGATAATCCAGTTGAAATATCGAATTCAACAGCAGAAATCTGAGCAATGACAGGGTCAATCCTGTTTCCTAGTGTTTCAAGGTCTAGCATTATGAATCTATCCTGCATTTTTCTTGCTCCTAGTTAATGTACATTACTATGCGTCATTAATTATCTACTGTCAATGCTATAATACAAAAATATTCTAGGGGCGAGCATGCAAGCATTGACAGAGATTGGCCAGATAGGCGTAACGGATGATGAAGGTAACTATTTTTTATTCAATCCTTCTTTTGAAAATATCGCTAAAATTGGCAATCCAAAAGAGATTGTCCAATATTTCCACTGGCTACATAACGAGCGTATGTGTTTGTTGGCTGCTATGCGCGTTATGAGGGTTTGCTTAGAGCACGATGTTTATAGTGACAAATTAATCGGTTGGATTGATGGAGACAAGGATAGTAAAACTTTTGACAAGAGGATAGATGGATCTATCCCTGATGGTGAACTCATCATACTGGCCCGCTCTTTGATGACTGATGGAATTGCCGGGCGCGCTAAGCCAACTGGTAAATCAGGAGAAGGTAAATACAGCGATTCATTCGACGCTAGCGAGTTTGTAGACGCTGCTATGGTACACTTAGGCACCAGCGCTGCTGATGCTTGGCGATTGACTATGACTCAATTTCAGCGACAAATTGAAATGAAATTCCCTGCTAAAAACAAAGTCGATATGACAGAAGATCAATATAAGAAAGCCAAAGCTGAGCTGATGGCTAAACGAGAAAAGGCTGGGCTATGAGCGAGAATGTTGGTGGCATTGAGTATGATGTACGGTTTAATACAGGCGAGTTGATTGACGGCAGAAGAAGTATTGATAGAGAAGTAAATGCTGCTGGAAAGTCGTTTGAAGGACTAACAAAACAAGCAAATGTGCTAGCTACATCCATTGCGGGTATCTTTGCAGCTGGTGCTTTAGTTGCTCAGCTAAAGGCTGCTAGTGATGCTGCACGCGTATTCGAGCGTGGATTATCCAATCTTTCCGCACTGACAGGTGCTACCGGAAAGGATCTTGTTTTCTTTGGCGATGCAGCTAAAGAACTGGGCCTAAAGTACGGAAAGTCTGCCAGTGAAATTGTCGAGGCAATGAAGCTTATCGGATCAACAAAGCCAGAGCTTTTAGAAAATAAAGAAGCTTTAAAAGAAGTAACCGATCAGGTATTAACATTGGCCAAGGCGGCTACAATCGGGGCACCGGAGGCGGCTGCTGCTCTTACTAGCGCATTAAATCAGTTTGGCGAAGGTGCAAACAAGGCCGGTGAATTCATTAACATCATGGCCGCTGGTGCACAACAAGGAACGGCTGAGATCGTTCAAGTTAATGAGGCTCTAAAGAATGCAGGAGCCACTGCAAATGCTGTTGGTATTT